CGGGGCAAGTGGGCACCAGTAATCAACGTATTCAACCTAAAAAACGGTCAACGTAATTCGACCCCCCATGCCACCTAAAACAGAGGGGTGCACACTTGTTATATACTCCACACTCACACTCTGCTACAACTTTTAGTAGTCTGCCTTCTACTCTACATGAGACCTCCATAGAGCTCTCTCAGTGACTTTTCTACTACTATATGGTGCTAAGGTAGTAAAACCTAAATAAAGCCTATATAGTATATATATAATATAGTAAAAAGATAGTAGTACTATAGGTAGTACTATAGGTAGTACTTATTATTAGTGTATATGAACTATTATATAGTACTATAGGTAGTGCTACAGGTGGTGACTAGTCGTTAATCTCTTTAAGGAGATTAACTATATAGGTAGCTGAGGGGTTATCGACGGCAGTACTATATAATTTTTAAAAAAAAATTTGCATATTTAGAAAAACGGGTTATATTGGTATTAGGAGGTCGTTATGGAAGATTTAGAAGTTGGGAGAACCTATAAACGGGTATTAAGTAACAAGCATTATAAGTGTATTGGTATAGACAAGAATAAAAACATTGTCTTCTTTTCACCAATATATAGGGATTACCTTGATTGTACCACTATTGTAACTGACCATACAACTATTCATTCTTATATGTTGCATGATATTGACCATTACTTTGAGGAGGTGTAGTAGATGACAAATACAGAGAAGATTGAGATGTTGGAGCTTAAAGTAAAGCTGTTAGAGACACTATTAGAGCTTGAAAAGACTAAGGTGGAGTATCATTACTATTATCAGGAGCCTCAAACATCCGTATATCCACCAGTACAACCATGGCATCCATACCCAGATGTTATATGGGGGAATAATGAGTGATTTAAAGAAACTGGGAATAGTACCAAAGTTAACACCAGAAGCCGCAATTAAAAATCTTAAGGCGGTTGCAAGGGTGATGTGTAAAAAGGATAATAACAAGATTGGTAATATTCGTGGTACTGAAATACCAGAGATAAGACCTAATGATGCAATACCAATAGATGATATGGAAACGGAGACACCTGAGGAAACAGCTCAACGAATTGAAAGAAATAAAGTAATAGAACAAAGAGTAAATAGAGAGACCACTAAAGGGCAGTATCATGGACACATTGAACCAGAGAGTCCCTATGGTAAGTTCAGAACGTTTTTGAATAAAGGGAGATAATATGTTTTTATTATGGGAACATAAGATGGAAGAGATTGGTATTGGTTCTTCATTGATGGGTAGGCAGGTTGGTGGACTGAGACCACATACAATTATTGTTACTCTAGATGACCTTGAATGGTTAAGAAAGAATAAGCATGATGTAGAGAAGTATAAAGGGACTCACTTAGCGCCTGGATTGTCACATGGTGGAAAGATAGTAGAGATGGAGTATGTAAACTATAGCGGTGTTAAATATGCTGTTGTAGATAGAGAAAAAGAAAAGGAGATGTTCTAATGGTTAAACAACCAGCAACTAGTAAGCAAGAGATTAAGAAAAAAAAAGCAAAGGTAAAAACGGAGGCTATGACTCCTAATACCATAATGAATCTGGCTAATACATTCCTGCCAGAAGCAATGAGATTGAGGATTGAGGAAGGTATCATACGGTTATATGTATATCTTGATACTGGTCTTGTTGATAAAGAGAAGAATAGAATAGCTGAATGGCGGTTAATGCACGAAATGTATAAAGACAAGAACAAGATTGACTTCCTTCAGGGCTTTATCAAAGGGATTGAGACTATAGCAAATTTTGAGAGGATGATACAGGTGCAGACTGAACAAGCAAAACTAAAAGTAGACCCAGATGAAATAAAAGGAGTTGAATATGAAGTGGAAAAGAATTAGAAATTTTAAACCAAAAGAGTTTGAATGTCCCGATTGTGGAGAATCACTCATGAATGAGAGGTTTGTGCAGAAGCTGGATATACTTAGAGAGATGATTGGTGAGACAGTAACTATTAGTCATGGTGGTGGATATAGATGTAAGCAATATAACGAGAAGGCTGGTGGTAATGATAACTCTCCTCATATGAGAGGGTTGGGTGTTGATATCAGATGTACAGATGCCGTGTATAGAAATAAACTACTAGAAGCCGTATATAGTGTAGGATTCCAAGGTAAGGGCATCTATGATAAACATATCCATCTTGATGATTATGATAGGGGTATTTGTGTTGCATGGCACGGAATAAGCCAATAATGAATTGTATTAATGATGGTTGTCACGCATTTAAACACTGTAAATGGGCAAGCAGTGATTTGAAGCATGACAGGAGTCCAGAATATCTATGGACACATTGTATAATTAAACGGCGTATGTGCAGTAGATACGTACCAAAGAAGGAAAAAGATGATGGAAGATACTAATAAGATATATTTAAGTGACCTCGGTAATTGGCATGATAGGATTGACTGGGGTAGGGGTACAGAAGTTGATGATAAGTTGGAATACAAGAGAAAAGACTTCTTTCCAGTGATGAAGCCGTTTCATAAACATCTAACCGATAGGGCATATAGGAAGCTGTCTGGTAAGATTGGGAATCTACGGGCATCACTAAAGAAAAGGGCTATTGATTCGGGTGTTAAATTTGATGTAACTACACGACAACTGAGGGCTTTGTTTTATCATAATTATGGTAAGACTTGTAAATACTGTGGTACAGCAGTATTAAAGATAAATAAGAGCAATCAGATTACGTGTGACCACGTTATACCGCTACAAAAAGGTGGTGATAGTACCATTGATAACCTACAGCTAATCTGTTCTACTTGTAATAGGCGTAAGAGTTCTCTTTTAGAGAGTGATTTTCTAACTATCCTTAACTGGGTAAATAAACAAAATGAAGAAATTAGAAGCTATCTATTAAAACAGATGGCTAAAAGTAAGGAGTATTAAATGAAATCTGTCGTGATAAGGCATAGAGACTTCCGTGGTATTACTGAATATAAGGTTTATACTAAGGTAGAAGCTGATAAGTTGGGCATAAGTTATGTATATTGGTGGTATGCAGAACCTGGGGACTATGCCTTGTCCGATGATGAATATGTTGGAAAATGTATTACTGCTAAGTGGTATCCATTACAAGCTAATAGGAAGAATCCTGTTATGAATAGGTTTGTTCAGACTTCATATGGTGCCGCTTATCATAAACGAGGACGTACATCACCAAAGCTCTATGCAGAAGGTCGTAACAGTATACATTCACTGTCTGGTAGGGTTGAGCTTCATGGAGCTCGTAAAAAACGTGGATTGCAGATTGCCAAGCTATATGCCAGAACAATGGATATGGACTACTCAATACATAAAATATTGAAAGCTAATCCAGATTGGGGATATAGAAATTGGAAGAAGTGGTCTAAGACAGAGGAGTGCAAAAATATGGTAGACACTGAATTAACAAAACTATTAGCAGAAAAAGGGTTCTCTCAAGCCCAGACATTGGACTTATTAAAAGAAACAGTTGAAATGGCTAAAGAGAGTAAAGATGTGAAAGCATTAGTACAGATAGTGGATAAACTGAGCAAGATGCATGGTATAGATAAGCCTACCCAAGTAAAGTCTACAAAATTACTTGAGGCTAAAAAAATCAATAGGTATCTTGATAATGCTGGGAATGAAATTGAAAAATTAGAAATGACTCAGCAAGAAACAGCATCCATTACTGAAAATAAGGAGACGAAAGATGAGCAACTTAGTGAGACTGACGTGGGAGGAGAGTGAAGACTTTCTTAGTTATCTGGTTAGAGCTGGATATAAAGTAGTAATATCGTGTGAGAAACCATTTGAGAATATCCATTATATAATGGTTATATTAGACCAGATGGGAGATGAACTTGCAAAAACAGAGGTTGAGTATGATATTGATATATCAACCCTTGCAATGCGCTGTCTCGATGATTATATTACTACTAACGATGGTAAAGATATGCATGCACTCTGGAGCCAGTAATGCCTTCAGAACGGGATATATTAAAAGCAAGGCTTAAGGATAATATTGGTATATTTGGTAAGGTATGTTTACCAACAGCATATAAAAAATCAACCCCTCCATTTCATCAGGAGATATATACAACTGTTCTTGATAAAAACAATAGGAGAGTCCTAATCGCTGCTCCCAGGGGCACTGCAAAGTCGACCCTCGTTTCGCTTATACTGCCAGTCTATATGACTATGTTTAAAGAAGAGAATAAAGATTTATTCATAATGATTATATCTGAGTCTCGGGCTCAAAGCATTAACTTTCTTTCTCGTATTAAAGACCATCTTGAAGATTCAGAACCATTACGAGATATATTCGGAGATTTCGGTGAGAATACTGCCGTAAGATGGCGTGAAGAAGATATTATACTTAAGAATGGTACTCGTATTGTAGCCTTGGGAACTGGTAATAGGATTCGTGGATATATCACAAAAGATACTCGTCCTGATCTGATTATCATGGATGACATAGAATCTGAAACAAACGCTGCTACAAAAGAGGCAAGAGCCAAAAACCGTAAATGGGTTACTGAAGCAGTTATCCCATCACTATCTGATGATGGCAGAGTAGTTATGATTGGCACTGTAATATCGGAAGACTGCTTCCTATACTGGGCTAAGGATAGTAAGGTCTGGCAAGTATTGTGGTTTAGTATTGTCAAAGAGGATGGTACGAGTATTTGGAAGGATAAGTTTCCAATGTCTCGTATTGAAGAAATAAAGGAAGGTTTTTCAAGCGTTGGTAATTTAAATGGATTTTTCCAAGAGTATATGAATCAGGCTCAATCGCCTGAGAATGCACCCTTTAAGCCAGACTTTGTTCATCTTCATCCATATCATCTAAAGAAAGATGAAGATATGGAGTGGTATTTAGAATCTGATACTACTGGTAGAACTGAAGAAGAGATTAGAAAAATACCAGTTGATTTATTTCAGGGTATTGACCCAGCGTCATCTCTGTCACAACATGCTGACTTCTTTGTGATAGTAACGCTTGCGATAGATGTTGACTTTAATGTCTATGTTGCAGATTTGTTTCGTAAGAAGATAGAACCATCAAAACAGCCACGACTACTTATTGATAAATATAAACAGTTTAGACCTAAGAAGATGAAGATTGAAACAGTTGCATATCAGGAAGCACTACGTTCAGCTGTGAAAGCACTAATGATAGAAGAGGGGTTACATATTGGTGGACTTGAAAGAGGTGTTAAACCACGTCAGGCGAAGAGTGAGAGGTTGTTAAGTCTGGTGCCAATGATGGCAAGAGGCAAATTTTTCTTTAGACCACAGGATATAGAGATGCAAAAAGAGTTTTTGTCATATCCTAGAGGCAAACACGATGATTGTATGGATGCTGTATGGACTGCATTACAGGGAGCATTTCCATGTAGAAGAAAAGAAATTAACCAAGGTAATACTAAAAAACAGGGAATTAAAAAATATGACTGGCATGTATAATATAATTTGCTTTCTAGGACTTTTATGCTATTTTATATAATAGAGGAAGCTAATGTTAATAATTAATGCAGAAACCTCCCCAAAAATTGTACAAGAAACCCAAGACTTATTTACAAATTATAACGATAATCCAGCAAGACAGGCTTGGGCAATACAATTTCAAGAGGATAGTGAGTTTAGACTTGGCAATCAATGGACACAAAAAGCAGCTGATGAGCTAGAGCTTCGTGGTCAGGCACCGATTGTTGTAAATTGTATACATCCAGCAGTAGAGACGGCTAAAGCACTGCTTACAAGCAGAAAGCCTGGAGTTAGAGCTTCTGGAAGAGAAGATAGTGATACTAAAGTTGCTAAGATGTTCAATGGCTTATTTGAATATATCTGGGATATATCTGAAGGTAATACTGCTTTCAGAAATATTGTTGATAATTATTATGTTGGTGGACTTGGCTATGGACTTGTCTATCAAGACCCACTAGCTGATAATGGTAAAGGTGAAGTTAAATGGATGACGTTAGACCCGCTTGAGGTTTACGTTGACCCTAATAGTAGACATCGGTTATTCGATGATGCTGAAAACATACTGATTTCAAGATTGTATACAAGAGCTCAGGCTATTAAATACAAACCCTTATATGAAGATGTTTTTAATAAAATGAGTGCTGATGGACAAACTGAACGTCCAATAACAGATTCTGTGGCGACTGATGCCCTATCTTTCCCAGAAACCCCTGGTATTATTGATAACATGGATGAAGAATACCTTCGTTGTATTGAACGTTATCAAATGGTGCTTACTAATAAATTTAGAATATTTGAAGCATTTTCAAAGCACGAAAGTATTTTGTCTGAAGAAGCTTTTATGGAGTATCTCAAGAAACCAGCTTGGATTATTAATGGTCAGATGATACTTACCGATAGAAAAAAGGTTCAAATGACAATGCAGCAAATTATGCAGCAAACTGGGAAACAACCACAAGTTAAACCCGTAACACATCAAGAGTTAATTCGTCTTGGTATGATTAGAACTGTTGCTGTAAGAACTAAAAATATTCGTGTAACATCTATTATGGGGGATGAGTTACTTTATGTAAGGGAACTTCCTTCTGATTTACATTGCTATCCTATAGTTGCCTTCCCGAACCTTCATACTGGAACTCCATTCCCCACCTCTGATGTAAGAATGGCAAGACCCTCACAGGAATATGTGAATAAAGTTCGCTCATTAATCATAGCTCATGCAGCTACATCAACTAATGTGAAAGTTTTACTGCCTAAAGGTAGTGTTGATATAGAGACATTTGAACGTAATTGGGCAAGACCTGGAGTTGGAATTGAAGTTGATTATGACTTCGGTGAACCAAAGCCAGTTCCTCCTGTCCCACTACCAAATGAACTATATCATAACGAGCAAGTAGCAAAGAATGATATCAAACAACAGTTTGGTATATACGATATGATGCAGGGTGATACAAGTGCTGCTCCTAATACATATAAAGCGACTATTAGTCTTGATGAATTTGGTCAACGTAAGATTAGAAGCAAGCTTGCAGATATTGAAGGTAGTCTAACAAGAATGGGTAATGTAATGATTCCGTTTATCCAGCAATTATATACAAAAGAAAAAACGTTTAGAATTATTCAACCTAATAACGATGTTACAGAATATGCTATAAATAAGCGTTTATTGAATGATAAAACAAAAGAAATTGAAACAATCAATGATATTAGTCAGGGACATTACGATATAAGGGTTCTTGTTGGGTCTACATTGCCAAACAATAGGTATGCCGAACTTGAACTACATAAAGAGATGTATTCTGCTGGTATTATAGATAGACAGGAAGTTTTGAAGAAGACTGACATTTATGATAAGGAAGGTATCCTACAAAGAACGGATATTGTTGAACAACTTAAAGGTCAGATTGGACAACTTAATAAAACTGTTAAGAAGCAATCAGGTGACTTACAAACCGCTGAGAGAGAGGTTATGCACGCCAAACGTGAGACTGAATTAACTAAGTTTAAAGCCAGTCTCCAAGGTGTTGAGACCGAAACCAAAGCAGCTAAGGTCATATACGAAGAAGGTCTAAAAAGCTCTCAAAGAGAGTTTGAAAAAGACAATAAGCGTAGGATAAAGGATAACCCTAATAAGGAGTCCTAAAGGAGAACAAGATGGATTTAGAAAATATTGATGGAGTTAGAGAGGATACTAACGATGAACCTCAAACTAATCCAGAAGTAGTTCCAGAAGTAAAGACGCAAGAAGATGAGGCGATGGATAGCTTATTTGGTACTGACAATCTGTTTGGTGTCTTTGACGAAGAGACTAAACCTGAACCAGAAAAACCAGAAGAAGCTCCCGTTAAGTCAGAATCTTCAGATAAACAAAAAGAACTCGATGACCAGAGTTTTAAGTATTGGCAGTCCGTTGCAGATAGAAAGGAAAACAAAATTCGAGAACTCGAAGCCCGATTGAGCAACCCCGCACCCAGTGGTGGACAGCCAGAATCACGAGCTCTACCAGAACGAAATCCAGCTACTGGACAATTCGTTGGTAATGAGCAATCAAATCAGCCTGCACAGGAAATAGTATTTCCAGACCCACCCCCTCGTCCAAAAAAACCAAACAACTTCAGTAGGTCAGATGCATTAGCAGACGACAATTCTGAATCTTCAAGGTATTTGGATGATATGGATTCGTGGAGAGGAGATATATCAGAGTACAACTCACTTCGTCTGCAATATGGTGATCTCCAACGAGAAAACACTATAAAAGCAGAGAAAGAAGAGAGAGATAGGAGAACACGTCAAAAGCAAGCCTACAATGCTAATCAACGTAAGTTGGGGCGAGTAGTTGATACTTTAAAGCGTGGCTATCAAGCAACTGATGAACAAATTCGTGGATTTGTTGGAGAGATGTCTAAAAAGGAATCAGTTTCCATTGATAATCTTTGGAAGGTGTATGCCTTTAATAATGGCATCCCTATAGTAACTGGTGCAAATGCAGCTCCAATTGGCACACAAAAAAATAATATGCCAAGCGAGGAATTTCAGCAAATAGAACGCACTCAGAATGTGCCTAATCCTATGGGAACATTTCCCTCAGACAGAAGTCAAGGACAGAAGTCTGAAATTGATGTAGCCATAGATAAAATGGTACAAATGGAGAAAGACGAAAATCCTTTACTTGGCTAATAAAAGGAGATTAAAAAATGTCTACAAAAATGTATGCAGGTCTTAGTACTCTAACTTCCGCATCCGCAACAAGTCTCGACCATACCAGGCGGACTTTCGGGCTCGGTGATAGAGTTGCTGAGATTGAACCTATGCAATCAATATTTTTCACATATTTGAGTAAGCATAGAAAAGTTTATACTGATGAATCTATTTTCAAACTTTTGGAACAGAGACACCAGTGGCAAAGACGTAATTTTCATCTATCTGAGGCGTGTGATTCCGCTACATATGTATCTGGAACAACTCTCATTGATGGTGATACTAGTACTGATGTTATCGAAGTTGGATGTTACTATGACCGCTTTGGTAGAACAACTGGTACTACTGAAATGGTACCTGAGTTCTTCATAGCTGGTCAAGTTGTAGCTATTCAGGATGTTTCTGGTGTAGCAAGGCGATTCCAGGTTACTGTTGTTGAAACAGTAACTTCTGGAGAAGGAGTATTAGATTTGACGCTGAAAGCCTTATTTAGTGCTACAACTTCTTTCGCTGATGGTGCATTAGGACAGATAATTGGCTCTGCTTTTGCTGAGGCTACTGGCGCTCCAACAGGCTGGAAAGACGAATTGTATGATAGAGAAGCGTATACTCAAATTTTCAAAACGAGTATTCCTATCTTCTCTGGTACGACTCAAGCCACTAAGTATCGTGGACGACCAAACGAACTGTTACGTGTTTGGAAAGAAAAAATCAAAGAGCATAAGATGGATTTAGAGACATCTAGTATGTTCGGAGTAGGAATTGCAGGTGGCGGTGCTACTGAGCAATATTCTTGGGGTATATTACCATATACAGAAACATATGGTAAAAACTATTCCTACAATTATGGAAACTTTAGTTACGACAGTTTCTTAGATTCTATGGAAGATTTCTTCGCACCAGAATCTGGAAATAGCTCAGACAAACTTGTGCTTTGTTCACGTAAAGTACTTAATAGAATGAATAGACTTGGTGAAGGTGGTTTCTTACATAACACTGTTGGAAGCTCTCAATACAAAATGGATATTCAAAATATTAAGGGTTCATTTGGACAGAACATAACTAGAGTAGATACCATCTTTGGTAACCTACACTTTGTACAGAATCCTCTTTTGAGGGGTATGTTTGAAGATTATGCTGTTGCAGTAGACCTCAAAAATGTTGCATGGCGACCATTGCGTGGTAATGGTATTAATCGTGATACCTTTATTAAAACTAATATACAAGATAATGATATGGACGGACGTAAGGATATGATTTTGACTGAAGCTGGTCTTGAGATTAACCTTCCTGAAACCCATGCTATCTTGAAATGGTCATAGGAGGACATTATGGCAGCTCAAACAATTTCTGCTTGGACGACTGTATCTGAGAACGGGTTTCTCGTTCACACATGTACAGCACTTACAGATGCTATTAATGAAGTAAACTTTACTTACAAAACCCCTGACAATCTTGATACTTCTAAACCGTGGACACTAATTGTCTCTGCTTCCGCAGCTCAAGACGGCGCTCCTGCTCCATTAATGATTTGGGGTGGATATAAAAGCAACTTCTTGCTTGCTGGTACAACTGCACGTTGTACTGCCACAAGTGGTGTGCAATTAGGAGAATTGACTGATGATTTAGGTTATGCTGGTGCTGTTGCTGGTGTAGCGTTCAATATGACTCCAGGAAGCTCTGGACTTGCGAACATAGTTACAATAGCCGATGTAGCAACTGGCTTGAGATTTAATGTTCCTATTATGCCATATTATGCTTTCGAGCTTATGGCTGATGATGCAGCAACATTACTTGCTCATACGCTAACCTTTAAAATCGTTCAAAAAGTAAACGTATAATAACTAACGGGAGAGCCCTGAAAAGGGCTCTTCCATTATAAAGAGGGAATATGGCAGATATACAAACATTCAAGGCGGAGTTAGGGAGTTTACTTGGATATGACCCTACAGAGGCAGACGCTAAAGGGTTGCTTATTCAGTCTTGTTATGATGTTGTTAATAGATTTAAAAAGATAAATCCATCATTAC